CCAGCCTTTGTGGAGCGTGACTGAATAATCGGGATCTCCTCAACGCCACCTGCCATGCGCTTGCTGAAGAGTTCAATGGTCTGGTCAACAAATGCGTTCTCTGGGTCTTTTACCACGCCACGCACGCGGTCTGGGTCAATGTAGCCAAGCATGACCTTGCCGTTCTCGTCGTAGGCTCGCAGGAAGAGTTCGCCGTTGACTGCAAGATCCACCACAAGGTCGCGGTGTCGCAGATTCATCTTCATGGTCGGATCGTTCCAAAATTCGTTGATGATTTCCTGCACATCTTCGTCCACTGCGTTGAAGGTAAGCCCATCGCCCACCACGAAGTCGGCTGTCATTTCAACCAATCGGCGCGCAAGTGGGTTTTGGCGATGCAGGTAGCGTGCCACCGTGCGGGCGCGTTCCTGAGTAACTGGGCTAAGGTCTCGTGTTTCGCCAGTTAGTCGCCTGTAAAGGTGGTCGTCTGTGTCAATGAGTCCAAGGATCGGCTCAGATACGCCCTCACGCAGAACCTTGATTGCCTTGCCTACGCGCTGCCTAAAACTTGCCATCTTTCTCCTAACCACGCGCCAATAGGCGCGGTCTCTGAATGTCGTGGGTAGATCCTACCCTGTGTAAGCCTACTGTGGAGGGAACCGAAGCGGAGCCAGCCACATACAAGCGAGCCAATTCGTTGACTGCACCAGAAATCGCGTCTACTTGGTCGTCGTGTGCGCCCTTTGGGAAAGAGTAGCACTCCGAAACCAAGGGGCTATTCCACAAACCACGCACAAGGTAGACATTCCCTTTGTTTGCTTGGGCTGCGAAAGCACGCGCTCGCACATCCTTAGCCCCTGTCACCCTAGCCCCCTTGAAATCGTACCCATAGAGAACCTTGCGTGCGTAGTGGTCAATTGCCATTACCCCCGATGCTCCGCCTTCCTGCTCCATGCGGATCGCTGTGCCACGCGGGTCTTCTGCGGCGCACTTGGCGATCAATGACTCCACTTTGTCTGGGCGCTCCCGTACTCGCTGCATGTCAGCAATCACCGTGAGACCCGTTTTCATGCTTCTGCCCACAAGCGCCCCTGCTGTGTAGTCGGGGTCTTTGCCCAGTTTTGCCTCTGTAGCAGCCAGATCCCAGTACCGTACCCAGCGATATTCCTCCCAATCAAGGTCGTCCACATACTTGGTCAAGGATTCTGGGTTGAAGAAGTCGCCACTTGGCACGATTGTCCACGAGCCATCCACCAACTGCGCTCGCATCACATCGTCCAATTCGTTCAATGTGCGCATGTATTCGTCTTGGTCTAGGTGTGGGTTGTCAGTAAGTTTGGCGGGAACAAACAAACGAGCCTCGCCAGTCTTATCGCGTGGAACAATCAACTTGCCAGTACGCTCGTCAACCTTTGGAATGAAGCGATTGTATACCCAATCATGCCCAAGCCCACCAGGATTTGACGCGGCACGCATTCTTGGTGTAGCAGCAAAACTTTTAAGTCTGCGCAAACGGCTTGTCACGAACATGTACTGGGTTTCGCTGAACTGGGTCAACTCATCAAAACCGATGTATTGGAACGCAGCACCCTGATAGCGGTATTTGTCGTTTTCGTTCTCAAGGTGACCGAAGACTAGTGTTGCGCCATTTGCCCAGCGAAACTCTCTGCGCTCACCATTCCACTGCACGCCTTCTGCACCAGAAAGCCAACGCCTAGCGCGATCCATGACTGCATCTGGCAGCGAAAGGTCTTTGTAGGTTCGGCGCAGCAGCAGGGCGCTGTAGTTCGGAATGTGGATGTGCTGAAGCGCAGCCATCAACAAAGCGTCGGATTTCCCACCACCAGCAGCCCCGCCATACAAAGCCTCTCTGTTGCCTAGGCTAAGAAAGACCGCCTGTGGCACTTCTGGCTTGTGCGGCACACAATCAGGTAATTTCGGGTTCAGTATCTCCAACAGAGAGGATCGTGCTGTCTGGTCTAGCGACGATACCCAATTGCTCCAATAGTCCAAGGGCGGCTGAGAGTCTTCGCTGCTCTTCTTCTGGGTCTCCAACAGTTTTCACCTCAATAGCCTTGCCATCTACGCCTGAGAACTCAATGCCCTCACGCTTGCGCCACTCATTCGGAAATCTACGCTCTAGAATCCAAGCGGCTGCCTGCCATGATCGCTCATTCTCTGCTGCTGTGGCAACCCTAGACAGAAACCGCATTTCTGCAAATGCTTCTGCTTTTTCTATAGCGTCGGAAAATGCGGGATCTAGCCTCATCCACTCGTGCAATGTATCCCTGTGAATGCCAGCCAGCGCAGCAGATCTTTGGCGTGAAGCCCCAGCACGAAGCGACTGCAACAGAGCCTCTACGCGCTGTTCAGTCTTCTTGGTTGGTCTCCCCGCCTCTGAAGGAACCATGATCTCATCGCTCATATCACCACTCTACACCCTAAACCTGAGTTTTGTTACAAATATGACCCTGTATGCGCCACGGAGACAAGCGTTTGTAGCATTGACAATACCTAGACACCAGCCCGCGCAGCGCAAATCAGTTTTTTATTTTTGGCGAACTTCCTTGCGGTAGAAGGCAAGCGTCTGCCCATCTAGAAACCAGTCTCGCCCGTGCTTCTTGCCTTTAATGCGCCCCTTGTGCAACTGCACCCGAAGCGTGATTGGGCTGATGCCAAGCAACTCTGCTGCCTGACGAAGCGTGTACTCCTTTGCCGTGCTGTCTTTCAATTGACTAGTCCTTTCTCACCTGTGCCTGTTGGGGCATCCTCGCCCTTTTTCCTTTTGTGTAACTCTGTAATCTTTGAGAGCGTCCGCATGATTTTTGCGGCGGTCTCTTCAGTTACGCCTTTGCTGACCATGCCGTTTTGGAGATCTTCCTCAAAAGTTGGCGAGACATATGCCGTAAGGAACATCTGGTCAAATTCCTCATCACCGATATAACGGCTGCCGACCAGCGAGAGCAGCGAAGCAATGGCAATGTCAGTGCGGCGTTCGGAGAGCGCATACGGATCTCTGTCCTCTGTGCCGTCTACGCCCATAATGACCACGCGCCCTGCAACTGGGGCAATCGTAATCGGATTAATTCCCTGCTGCACGCCGACTGCTGCCCTGCGAATGATGGTTGCAAAAGAGTTCAAGTGTGCAGCGGTTTTCTTGCCTGACACGATCTTGCCGTGGTCTGGCGCGTCCACATCAATCCAGAAGCCAACAGAGAATGAGCCAGTTTTCTCGTCTTCCAGCACCATAGAGCCGATTGCTTCTGCCTTGAGAACACGCGGATAGCGCATGTCATCTTCCGCAAGCAACTGACAAATCTGCTCGTCAAGATCGTCGTCGTTGAGTTCGTGGCGCTCAAAGTCAAACGAAGTGACCTCCGAAAAAGTCAACACTGGCTTAATGACGATGGCGTACCGCTTTTTGCTCACTTTGCACCTCCCGTAGAGCCAACCAGCAAAATCAAATACACCGCAAGCACAATGGACAACATCCCTAGCGCGTCTCCCACAAATTCCCTCCTATTATATTTCCAGTCGTAATGCAATTCAGCAAAAAAATCTCTAATTTCGTCCATGTCACCCCCACGCCTTTTCGTCAAGGACGAGATCATTAATCTTTGCTGCAATGTCAATGACTTGTAGGCAATACAAGCCTTCGTCGCCGCCAATTGCCATGCCTCTCGTTGCCATTGGGATCTGGTCAACATAAACATCGCCAAATTCCCACGAGCCGTAGGTGTGTGGCGACTTTACGGCGCACATCCAGCGTGCGTACTCATTTTTCTTTTCTGCGTCGCGGTTCTGGTATCGCTTTAGCACGCGCCACTCCCAGTTCCCAGACCTAAAGATTGCATACGGATTCTCAACATCCCGCGTCTTGTTTTGTAGATTCTTCACTGTGATTCCTCCTTGTTTTTGATTTGATTGGAGACTGCGTTCCAGTCTGTCGTTCCCGTCGTCGGGTCTTTCGGCGCGCTTCCGACACAAGTTGGGCAGATGATGAATGCCCCGTTGTTGTGCTTTCCGCACTTTCCGCAAATTGGTGGCTCGCTGGTTTCGTTGAGTTCCTGAATCGCCAGATCTTTGAACACACCCATCGGTTTTCCTCCTCTTGCGGAGACAGCCCCCGCTTCCACAACAATCATAAACCCTAGCGTTCCTGCCGTCAAGCCCCTATTTCCAGCCGTTCCGCCAAGGACGACGGCAAGCCCGCGAGCAGAATATCCTGCTGCGCTCCCTTGATGTCGTACTCCACGCGGTGAATCTGGCGTGTAACAATTCCATCTGGGTTGACTTGAAGCGAAAGCCATGCGGCTCGCTTGTCGTGATCCCGTGGCTGACCTGCGCTGCCCGCGTTCATCCATGCCCCTGCTGCTGGCACTTCCAGCATATTTGGCTTGAGCGCCGCCGTCGTGTACGGCGAATACATCCAGCCAAGACTGAGCCTGTCTGCAATATCGTCTTCGCTCATGCCCTCCGTTGGGATTGGAGCGACAACAGAATGACGACGATAGATTTCTGCGGCTTGGTGCGTGTGACCGTACAAGCCAAAATCTGCGTCAAACTCTTCTAGCGCCTTGAACGCATCGCCCGCAACATGTGCTGACATGTATTCCCACATTGGCGCTCGTGGGCTGCCGTGAACGAGAAGCGCATGCTCGCTGCCGATTGCCATGCGAGCCATCGGGCGCAAGCGATACAAAAACTCCTGCGTCTTCTGGTTGATGTTGTCTTTCGTCCACAAAATTGCAGCGCGTGCATCGTCGTTGAAAGCGAGCGCCTTGCCCCAAGTATTGAGCGCCTCTTCGTCATGGTTGCCCAAGATTCCGCGAGCGTTAACCTTTTGGAGCATGTCGCAGACCTCATTTGGTCGTGCGCCATAGCCGACAAGATCGCCCGTGTGCCAGATTTGCTCTGGATTAAACTTGGCGATGTCGTCTAGGACTGCGCCCAGCCCCTGAATATTGCCGTGAACATCGCTGATCACTGCAACTTTATTGATTTGTTCAGTCATTTAGTTCCCCCAATCGTTCCCAATTGATTTCTCCGTCGCGGCTAATTACTCCGTCTACGATCATCTGGTGAGCCGCTCGCCCGTATGATCCTTGCAGCCTCCACACCGTTCCTGATTTAATCAGGTAGGCAAACATCTGCACCGTCTCCTCTGTTGAGAGATTCCCAGTCTCGTAGCGGACGATGGCATCTACCATGTCAATTCCGCCAGTCGTTGCTCCAATTTCTGTCTTCATCGCTTCTTGTCCTCCGCAAATCCATCAAACCATTCGCCGTATTTTTGTCGTAGGCGCTTTTCCGCTTTCCCTGTTGCTGTCTTGCTGCTCGTCTCTGGGTCTCTGCACCAAGCCCGCGCTTCCTCTAAGTTAAGCCCGCGCTTCATGATCCTATTCGGATACCCCTCAAAAAACATTCGCACAATTTTGTACTTCATCTGGTTTGCTTCAACCTTGCATTCCGTTGAGCAAAAATTGTCGTCTCTGTCCATCGCAACTTTTCCGCAAAGTAGACATTCCATTAGTTGACCTCCTTCTTGAAGACAATATTTCCCGCAAGGATTTCCCAGTCAATCTTTCCCGCACCTAGCAGAACCGACTGTGGATCAAGGTTGTAACTGTGAGCCACAAACTGAGCCATTCCTTCGTCTTGCCCGCAACTGCTGCACACCTTGCTGGTGTTGTCGTAGCGGGAGAGCGCACCCTTGGATGCGTCAAACGGATTGCTGCACCCGTTGCACTCCTGAATTGCTGTTGTCATCTTTCCTCCTTTATCTTGCTGGGTTTCCTCTCCCAGTCGCTGATGCGAGTATAAACGATAGCGTTCCCTGTGTCAAACCCACCCTTCGGGGCTGGCAGCGTGAGCGTAGTCCGTGACTAGGCTGTCAATCTGCTTCAGCGCCTCTGGCGAAAGCAGCGCCTTGCAGTCAAGGCACGCACAATTCCATGCGTTGTAACACTGCTCGCAGAGCCGCCCGATCTTTTGCTGCATTGTCTCCGCCCCGTCTGTGCCGCATGCGTCGCAGGGGATTGAGAACATTCCTTCCTCAGCCATAAATCAACTCCCCAAAGATCGCGTACTGGATGATGACTTCACCGCCAGTAGCGTCCATGTCAATTTCTCCGTCGCGTGCGTGATACAAGTGCGGGTGCTTGGCAAATGCCAGCGCAAACCCGCGTTCAATATCAGCCTTGCGGATTGAGAACCAATCGTTGACCTCTCGTGTCGGCTCCCCGTTGTCCTCATCCTCCTTGACCTGCACATACACATAATCGTCAGGCAACTCTTTGAGTTTTTCTGCCTTGTACGATCCGTGCGGCGTGTCGTAAGACTTTTCTGGATCTGGCTCGTACCACTCCGTCCACTTGTAATTCTGGCACTCGCCCCAGTAATTGATTCCGCCTTCAATTGCGCAGTGCAAAATGTCGGCAATATCTTTCTGCTCTAGTTGTACCTGTAGAATCTTCACTTTGCTTCCTCCCTAATCTTTACATCCATTCCGCCAAGCGGATGGGTTTTTACTGGAGCCGTACCTGCGTACTGCTCATAAAATGCGTGCCAGACTTCCTCGTCTGACTTTCGCACCCAGATGCTGCACCCTGCGGCAAACACATTGCTGGTCGGATCTGCGACAAGCGCCACCTCAAATGGCAGCGTTCCTTCCTTGTGCATCTCCTGCAACTCTCCGCCAAGGCTGACGATTTGCGTCTGCTCTCCCCAGAGGAAGAGACCGTCAGCAGCCTCAAACCACTCGTCGCCAAGGGTTGTCACTGCGTGACCGCGCCATCCATCAGTCTGAATCCACTTGCGGGTAATCCCAGCGATCTCTTCCTTTTTGAGATCCTCGTAATACTCGCCATCCAGAATCCAATTGGCTGACACCTTCACTGCCGCTGGCTTCTCGCCATTGCGGAAATAGGTGATGGTGCTGGAGTGTTCAATGTCGGACTCAAAGCAGCCCCAGCAGAATTCGCCATTGGCGATGTCTGACCAGCGACCTCCATCCCCGTCATTGTCAATGTCTGATTCGCAGCCCACGCACTTCGTGATTGGCGAATCTACCGTTCCTACTTCTTCCATGTTTCCTCCTCCTCTATACGGTTCCTCAACCGATTGATTGCATCTTAAACTCTAGCGTTGCAGATGTCAATAGTCGTCATCATCCCCATTGAAGAGCCGATTCGCCGCAGCGTAATCGCCAACTGCTTCAAGATCCTTAATGGTCTGAAGTTTATGAGCGATCAGTTCCTGCTCGCCAATTCGGTTCAGCGCCGTGGCGTACTGGTAGCCTTGCGGAAATTTCTCCAGCACCTTGTCAACTGCCGCCCAGCGTGCAGCGCCCGCCTTGCATGAGCCGCAGGGGTATCCATCGCCGCACGCTTCGTGGTGCATGCAGTCATATGGGAAGCAGCATTCCTGCCGATCCTGCTGACTCTGGACATGATCCATAAGGATGTCCGCTTCGGCTTCCGTGAGTTGCTTCCAGTTCTCAGTGAGTTCTGGGGTCTTGACGATTTCTCGTGCTTCGCTTGTCTGCATGTTTCCTCCGATTACTTGACTAGGTTGGCAAGGCGCAAAATCGCCGCCACCTTGTTGACATAATTCCTGTCGCTCAATTGACCCGTGATCCACTGCTTGTGCAGTTCACCGATCTGGAAAGCGATCTCCTCCATCGTTAGCATTGCGTTTCCTCCTCTATGTCGGGCTTCCTCTCCCGATCGCTGCCATCATAAACCCCAGCGTTGGCTGTGTCAAGACTTATTTTTCGGGAAGTGTTACATCCTCTTCCTGAACCTTGATCCTCATTCGGCGGGCGGCAGCCTTGGCTCCGTTGGGCTTGTAGAGGATCTCATCCTCAACCAGCCCGATCTGCTCGCTTGCGTCCAGCCACCGCTTGCCCAGTTTGAATAGGATCTTGTAGAAATCCTTGTCGTGGTTGCTGTTCCAAGCCAGACCGTGAGCGATCTCGTGGAGCAGAATCCTGCGCCCAGTTCCGCCCTTGCTGGGAACTGAGATGTGGCGCTTCGCCCAGCAGACTCCCCCATCTGTTTTGCGGAACTTGATGCTGGTCGGGTGGTAGCCTGTCGTCCTGAAGATCCCCCTGACAACCTTGCCGACCCATTGCAGATGCTCGCTGGAGACATGACCGCCGACCCAAGTTGTTGCGTCGCCTTTGACAAGGAAGATGCTTTGTCGGTGCTGGTCGCAAACCCGCTTGCCGTACCGCAGCCGCTTGCCAGCGGCGCGTTTGCAGCGCGCTTGCAGCAGTCTCCATTGGCAGCGGGGGGCAATTGGCATAAGTCGCATCTTATCCGCTCGCCGTTTCCGTTGTCGCATTACCTTTCGGAACTTTTTGAGTTGATTATTGTGGATGGCACACAGCGCCAGTTTTTGATCTGAATAGTCTGGGTATCCATAGATGCTGACCGTCTGGGTGAACTTGGTCAATCGCTTGCAGCCGTTCTCCCCGTTGTGCAGCAGCCAGAACTGCGGGAGGGGGTGCGCCCCTCCCTGACAAGGGGCGGTCACTTGCGCCCCCTCTTCTTGCGTGGCTTGTAGCACTTGGGGCAGTGGGCAATTAGCCCGCCCGCCTCGTTGCGCTCAACGATTAGGTGTCCGTGGCGCTTGCCGCCGATTGGACACAGATTCCAGAAGTTGAACATCTGGTTCCTCCTTTTTCTGGCGGGTTTCCTCTCCCGCGTCTGACATAAGTATAAAGCATGTCAAGCCACTTGTCAAGTCGTGCGTAAACTGCTAAGATGGTCGGCAAAATAAATCCCCCCCACGGGGCGACCGTGAGGGGGTGAAGCCTGTGGGGGAGGAACGCCCACAAGCAAAGACAATGCCGTCAGGAGGGCTTGGATGCCCCCTTCTGTTCGGCTGATAGGGAGTGTAGCCCATCTCTTGTGAGTTGTGCGTGTTTCTCTTTGTTGGCTGGAATTGCAAAATACGCTTTGCTTCTGGCGGATGCGCTGGCTCGCGCTTCGTCGGTTTTCTGCGCTGTGTTGTGGCGCTCCGCAACAATTAGTCCGCCCTTGATCATTGGGGTAAACGGTCTGAGCGAACAGGCTGGAACTCTGCACACGCCATCGTCTACGCACTCCCTGCAAAACGCGGTGATTGCTGCTTGCATGGAATTAACCTGCGCGTCTGGCTTTTTCTTTTTCCCGATTTTGCGCGACAGTCGGGCGCAATCGTAGGAGCAGTACGAGCGGCGAAGGTTGCTGGCGACAAAAGTCTTCTTGCAGTACGGATTGAGGCACATTCTAGTGCGCGCCTTTACCGTCAAGGATAGAAGTTTTGGCTCGTCGCACATCAGCGAAAGCAGCGAAGCATTTTCTGGGCTGGGCATGACTGACCCAAGTAGCCAGAAATTAATTGTGGTGCGGGTAACTTTTAGTTGGCGCTCTAGTCGCCGCTTGGTAATGCCCCGCTTCCGCATGCTTTCGGAGAGCAGCGCGCCGAACTGCGTTTGGTGGTGATTGGGTGCTGTCATTTCCCAAGTGTCGGTCTGATTTCCCTGATGGATACCTCAATTACGCCCCTGCCCATTGAAGCCAACTGGATGAAAGCGGCGGGGCTTAAATCAATGGCTCGTCGGCTGGTATCTGCCCATTTCTTTGCTTTCAGCGCACGCCATGCTCCGTGGCAATAATCGCGCACAAGCACAGTGACGCATTTTGTTGTGCCAACCCTGCACACCTCAACCCAGTACGGCAAGTCGTAATAGTCAAAACTGCCCACCGCTGCGTACATGACTTTTTCCCCTTTGCTGTACGGATTACAAGAATTCTTGTAGCCACCGTAGCAGAACTTTTTGCCTTGCGGGTGGGTGCTTCCGTACCAAGTAGCCGTGCCTCTCGTTGGGATTCCGTGCTGGGTAAGGGGCGGAGCGTCTGGCGGCGGCACGATAACGCCTGTCACGATGGACAGCGCAAGCAGGGCGGAGATCAAAACTCACCCAAGTAAATCGTTGCGCCCTCTGGGTGGTCTTCGTCCGCGTACATTTTGTGAGCCACTAGGGTTAACACCTGTGCATCGTCGTTCCAAACATGGGCGCTTGTCAAGGCATCAAGCACCGACCGCACCATTTTGTCTAGGTCTGGCTTTACCGTGGGCTTTTCCCGCTTGACTGATTTTGGCTTGTGCAGATAAAACTCAATAACGACGGCGATTGCCCCCAGCATCGGCGGCTTGCCGCCCCACTGATGTCGCGCCTCCCACTCAACCAGCGCCCGCCAAGGCTTTAGGTTTTTGTTGGCGCTCGTGATAATTGGCTTGCCGTTGACAATAAAAGCACGCGATGAGCCTTGCGGCTCAGGCTTACCAAGAACTTTGATCTGGGGCATAAGTCTCTGTCGTTCCTGAGATGTGGCGAATCCACTTCTGCCTGTACAAATCTATAATTTCTAGTTGGTCACCGTGAAACGAGACTGGCGCTGGTCGGATTGTCCTTGCCTTGCGCTGTGTCTTGACCAGCCAGCCGCGATTAATCAGCACCAGAACCCTGCGTTGCGCCGCAGAGACAGTGATCTGCATTGCCTCTGCGATGTCGCGCACGCTGGGGCTGCTGCCAAAAAACATTCGGTACGCACTGATGTAGGCAAAAGTGTTTTCGTACCGAAACTGCTCGTCCGCTCCAAGATCAATCATTGCCTCAACCCCCTTTGGAGTCATCATTGTTGGCAGGTGACCGTCAATGATGTTCATAGCGAATCGGGGAATGCCCGTACCAATTCTGTTTTTACGGGGTAAATGTCAAAGATGTTTTCTTCCCCGCTCTGCAAACGCTTTGTCATCATTGCTGGCACTCCGCGATAGTGAACATCTTCCATCTCATTGATTGTCCAGCGATACAAATTGCCAAACTCGTCTTCAACAATAAACTTGCCGCCAATTGCGTTTTGCTCGCCACTGATTACTCGGACTGCCAACCTATGTGGTTGGCGCGGGTCAAATCTTCCATCTTCCGTAAACTTACCGTGATCGCAGCAATTTCCTTCACTGCAACCAACGCACGCGCACCACTCACAAACCTTAGTGTCGGTCATGACTGCAACCTCCGTAATACGCTCTGGACGCTCTCTGAAGAGCGATAACTCCCCTTGGTTTCTGGCTTTATAACCATGGATGTTTGTCCGTCTGTCTGTCCGTCTGTTCGTTTGTCTGTAGCCACGCTTGAGTCACTCTTATCGGTGACGATTGCGTGACGCTTTCGTGACGCTGGGGTGATTGCATTCATTGGCGGCTGGTATTCATCCCAATTTGAGACAACCCAGCCCCCAGCCATGCCTTGAGAGACAACGCCAAGAGCCTTGAAGCCGTCGGCAATCACATCAATCTCGTTCTGGGCAACATTGATGGCTGGTGAAGAGATCGCAACCCGCAAATCCATGTCGTCACCAATTACACCGTCATTCTGGCAAGCGCGAGCCAAGAGACTGAACCATGCGACTACGCCGTTCGCCCCAAACTCCATGCCAATCCTGCGGATTTTGGTGTTGCTATCCCAATCGCGGTCAACCCGCATCCATTGCCTACTTGCTCTACTCACATCTTCCTCCAAATCGCTTGCTTCTTTTTACATGTGTGGCAGCCGCCAACCCGCAGATTTTCGGCTACCGTTCCCATCCCAATCTGCCCTTCGTGAACAGATTTGCAGCCCTGACACTGCCACATTTCCTTTGGCGGTGCTGGCTGCGCCCCATCCAAGAGGCGATACTGCCACAAGGCGTGGTCTGGTCGCGGGTCGGGGCGCGACTCAATGTGATGCCCCGACTTCCGCAACTCCTCAATCCGCGCTGAGTAACGCGAGCCGCCTACCTCCCAAGAGAGAAGCGCAGAGCCGTAGACCCATTGACCACCCGCATCACGCAAAAGGTCAAGAATCTTTTCGGCTCTGGTTTTCTTCTCCTCACTCAAAACGGAAGGGTTGACAGGTCGGCTTCCTCATCGCGACCGCCCTGTTGCGCCTGATCTTTCTTTCCAGAAGCGACGACAACATCAGTCGCTACGACCTGAATCTTGTGGCGAAGGTTTCCGTTCTTGTCTGTGTAGGTCTGTGGCTCTGGCTTGCCCGTGACCAGCACCTTGCTGCCCTTCTGAGCAAACTTCTCCAAAGCCTCAGCAGTCTTGCCGAAGCAGACCACCTCATACCAAACCGCTTCGGACTGCATGCCCTCATCGGTTTTTACTTGGCGATTGATTGCCACCGAAAGGCGGGCAAACTTTGCGCCCGAAGCCGAAACCTTTACCTCTGGGTCTCGCCCCAGATTTCCCATGATCGTGATGTGTGCGAAATCCATCAGATTTTCCTCTCTGCGCCCTTAGCGAGCGCCCACTTCAACACTTCCTCAGCCTTTTGCTTTGGAATGTTATAGAACGAATCCCAACCACGAGACTGGAGCAACATGTCCTCGTCTACGCCAATCGCAGCAAGTGCGATTCGGATGTCGTTGGAAAGCGCCTCTCCAGCCAACTCCTCTTCCGCATCAAGAGCCGCCGCAACCGCCTCGTCCATCTGGACGCGCTTTACGCCGCCCTTAACGCCAAGCGCCTTGGCAAAGACAGACTCAAAGGTCGGGTCAACAATCTCTGACTTAATGTCATTTGATCCTGTCCGATCCTTGATCACCGTCATCTTGCGCGTGCCAGCGTCAACAAACATCCGCAAAACGGTGTCAAAGAAGTACGGCGTACCCTTTTCCGCATCTGGCTTGCTGCCGATACGCACCATCTGGTCTCCGCGCTTCTCTGTTTCGTCCTTCTCTCGCGCAATTACAATCGTGTGGATCGGCAAATTGATGATTGCCGTCAGCAGCGACTTGTACTGGCGCTTGATACGACCCCAGTCCAGCATCTCAAGGTCTGTCTCCTCAACAATGCCTGTGCCGCGCCCCTTGGCAGCGTTTGCCGCAGCGCGCTTGATCTGGGCAGAATCTTGCAGCGTCTCCCAAATCACCGTCAGCGGGTCAATGACCAGCGTTCCGTATGCCTCTGGGTTTGCGGCGACAAACTCAACCGCAGCCTTGACATCCTTGTAGGTCTTGGTCGGCAGGACATCAAACTCCTGCAAACCGTCACGCCCAGCGTAATGCGCTGTGCCACCTTCGGTGTCAATCACTGCGATCTTCCCCTTGCCCGAAAGCGCAAAGAAAGTCTTGCCAACTCCTGAAGCGCCGTACACCAGCACCTTCATCTTCGGCTCAACATTCTGCGCCTTCTTGAATGGATTTCCTGCCATGTTGCCTCCTTACTCTTGAATGCCGCGCCAAGCAGGGCATTCACTCTTGAAAGCGCAGCCATTGCATGCAAACTGCGCGTTAAACCCCTGAGTCAAGTGCATGTCCAACTCCTTGGCAACCTGACGCGACTTCTCGCGCTTTGCTGCCTCAATCCTAAACGACTCCACCGCCAGCGTTAGCCGTCGGCTGCGTTGCTTGTCATACCAAGGCTTCTTCGCCTTTGGGTTCCACTCCAACACATCCTTCGGTGGGTTCGCATAGATCAGACCGTCAAGCCCGACCATTGGCGGAAGAGACCCGTAGACCTCATAAAGCCCCCAAGCGTAGTAGGTCAACTGGAAGTCCTTGTCGGCGCGGCGCTCTTCCAAGCGTCGCTCGCTGGTCTTCAAGTCAATCACTGACCCGTCGGACAAAATGATGTCTGGGTGCGCGTGATAAGTCACGCCTTCAAATTCCCAGTGCAATTCCACCTGCGTGCCAAACACTTCTGGCATCGTCGGCTGCACCTCTTCTTGCCAGCATTGAACCAGTGCGTTGGCTTTTTCCTTCATTGCATCAAGCGACCAAACCCGCTCTGCGGATGGATCTTCCTCATGCACTGCGGATTCCACTTCCCGCTCAGTTTCGGCTGGTTGCCCAGCGATCAATTTGCAGACCGCCGCGTCAACCGCCTTGCCGACCATTGCTGCCTCCCCCATTTGCGGGCGCTTACCCGTGAGGGCGGCAGCGTTGGACTTCCACTGGCATTCATCCCAAAGTTTGTCGCCCGAATACGAGCGATGACTTGGATCAAAGCAGCGAGACATTAGACTTCCTCTCGCAACGCGACGATCACCTCATAAGTGCCATCGGCGTTTGGTACGCAACGAGACTTCACCGTTACGCCAAGGTTCCTAAATGCCTGAAGCAGAGTTGCGCGCTTTCGCCACGACACTGCTTTGCTTTCTGCTGCAAGCCGAATCGCCTGACCGCTACGGAGCGCCACAAGTGCCGCCTCATAATCAATCAACGCCGTCGTCTTGTTTGAGCGCCAACTAATGTCGCCCAAGTTACTGATAGCCGTGAAGTCTTCCTGCACGGGCTTGAGTGCGAACGCCATGTTCCCCTCTTTTCCCCTATCACGCTGTTGCGTGCGAGCCTTCCTCTAAGATTGCCGTGGCTCTATGGCAATGCAGGGAGTATAAAGGTTCTGTTCGCCTAAGTCAACACCTGTTCTTCTGCTTACCCTACCTGTGGCAATACGGGATTGTCGGTGTCAAGATAAACTACATACTCCGCTGTCACTCCATGCTTGGGGTGGACAAAACGCAGCCCTTGGCTTGGTCGCCCGACCGCTGCCAGTGCCTCCTGCGCGAAGGTGTTGTGGCTCTCTGGGCTGCCGTTGCAGCGCGCAGTCACGCGGTTGAGCGTCACGCGGGTTGGCTGATGCCAGTGACCAAAGTCGGTGTCGTGGAAGACCTCTGGGATGGCTCCCAGCGCCCAGCCGCCAACCTTCTTCATCAAGCCGTACCAAGGGAAGCCCGACCCGCCGCGCAGGTTGTAGCCGTGGAACAGCAGCACCCTGTAGTTTGGGAACACTTCGGCAACGGTGTACCAATGCGACTCGCCCGAACCATCAGGAATGTTGAATGACACGCGCTTCTCATCCTTCAGCAGCAACTGCGTGATTCTGTACGCCATGCGGTCTGCGTTGCTTTCTGGGTTCATGCTCTGGCGAACTGCTCCGCCGATTGCGCCGTGATTGCCGATGACCATGTGAACAGTAATTTTGCCGCTAAAGTTTGCAAGCATCTTTCGGATGAAATTGGTCAGGATGCGCGGAGCATCTAGCACCGTCTGCTGGTACAGCGAACTGTCCAACTGCCACTGCTGGCTAGGAAAGATCAACTCCCCCTCAACGATGTCACCAAGGACAAAAATTTGCAGGTCGTTAACTGGGTGATCTGCTCGCTGAATCTCTGTGAGTTTAATTACCTTGTCTGCGTAAATATCAATACGCTCTTCGCAGATCTGCGAGTTGTACCCTGCGGTCAACTTGCCTAACTGGAAGTCGCCAAGCACCGCGATGGCAGTTTCTGCCTGCTTGTTGCGCTTGTCCGCTTTCGGCGCTTGCACTGGCGGAATAATCATTGCGCTTGCCGCTGACTTTGCGGCGCGGAAAATCGCTTCGGTGTAATCGTCACGATCACGCTTAAGCGAATCGTATTTCTTGAGCGCAGCGTTTAACTGCGTTCGCAACTCGCCCTCAATTTGGGCGCGCTGAATTTCTTCTTCTACTGACACGAGCATTCCCCTTTCCTGTGCCGCGCCACAGATGAAGCGGCAAGTTTTTCGCCAAGAGCAACTGCAACGCCCTTGGCAATTGCAGATGATTCAATGACGGGATTTGCCAGCGCAGCCTTTAGGTCGGCTGCGTCTGCTCCGCTAATCGCGGTCAACACGCGGCGAACGCCGCAAATTGATTTGCTCACCGCTGGGCGAGCAGCATTAATTGCGTCTAGTAACGCCATCCCCTAGTTCCCCCTTTTTTGCTTTACTTCTTGGCTCCGACTCCATATTCGCCGCCAGCCTGTAGATACCGTAGCAGAACCTGAATACCTGCTGCAATACCTGCCGCAGACAATGCCTTAAGTGCCTCAGTGTCAAGGCTCCAGATGTCAATTCCCATCCCTAGCCAAAGAGCAAGGGTGGTTGAGAGTGCGGTGCGCAGTACATCCTGCAAGGCTGCTGTAATTTGCTTGGTGTTCATAATGTTCCTTTCGTTTTTTTAATAGCCTTTTGGCTTTGGCTTTGGCTTTGGCATAGGTCGCTTACCCATTTTGTCCAGCCTTTCTTACTTCTTACGCAATTTTGCTTGCAATTCAGAAACCCGCTTCCAGAGAGCGCGCTGCGCTGCCCCCCACGGCGTTCGCTTGATTTCTGTCAGCGTTGAAGCCAATTCTGCCTTAACTGCCTGTGTTTGTGCGGTTTTGACCACAATCGGGGCTGTCTTTATAGGCGCTACGGGCTTGCTCGCCGCTACGGGCTTCTGAGGCGGCTTTACGGGCGTTTTGGCGGCTGGTTTTGCGGCGTACACCGCAATCCAGATCGGGGTCTTCTTGATCAGGGTTTTAGAGTGCGCAATGCCGTGCGCCTCCTTCTCCGAAATGCCCTTGCCGTAGACCTCTTTGCCCTTGCCGCTCATCGTCGGGTCGGCGTACTCCCACTCGCCACCGTCGCACGCCAAAACACACCAGTGACCATAGGGCGGCTTGCCCTTTGCGCGCTTTTTCTGCCACTCCGACCACACGCGCTCAGGGATACCCAGCGGGGCTTCTACATTTGTGACAATTGCCGCGCCAGCAATAGCGGCGCGCTTTGCGGCATCCCAAGTAGTTACCCACTGGGCATACCCGCCCAACTGCTTGACTGTGCCAATGAGTTCCTTGGCGCTAGTGCCGTTTCCTGCCCCGTCAACATCGTTGCGACCTGCGCGCTTTCCTGCATCCCAAGATTGCTGCGGGGTCACCGTGATTGCGCCCTTGCTTGCATACTGCAACGCCATTCCTGCGCTAGTTACGCCGCAATCGTCCATCCAGTTGTCGGTCGTCGTTTTAGTGGATTTGCCCTCAATGAGCGTCGTTTGCGTTACTACTTTGATTGGCATTCGTTGCTACTTTCCCTGCCCGTTCATGTACGCCAAGAATCCGCCAAGTCCGCTGATCCCAAGCAGGGCAATAACAAATTTTGCAAGGCGATACGCGCCACGAGTTTCCGCCATCTCCACCTTGATGTCGGCTAAATCCCTCTCAATGCGCTCTAGGCGCTTGAGAATTTCGGTGCTGTCTTTTGTTGTCATTTGTCAATTGTAACAGAAGGCAATGGTGCATCCTGAATTTCGTATTGACCAACTCCCATTCTTCGGACAATCTTTCCAAGCGACAGATCGTCAATTGGGCATTGATCTCGTGAAGTCAGCACCTCAAAAAACATGTCGTTTCCCGTGCTGTAGCCGTCAAGTGCAGCAATTGGAAGTCCAATAATTGATTCAACAATTCCATCTGAAGAGTAAATTGCCAATTCAACAGTTTCAGTGGTCATAACTTATCCAATCCCCACCATGACCATGGCTTGCCGCGACGAAGTGGTCGCCGCAGTACCTGCATTATAAATGCGGATAGTTGCTGAAGTTGCAGTCCTAGACCAGACAGTCGCCACCAAGTTCGCGCTTGTTGATGCCGAATGATACACGGAGGCAATAACTACTGTCGGCGTAGACCCAGTAGATGTATAGGTTACGGTGTGATCTTGGAACCCGTTAGCCGCAATGCTTGTTGTGCTTGCGGTAGAAACTGCGGTTCGCACATAGGATGGCAGGTTTGAGCCGTTGATGGCTCCAGTCGCAGTAATGTTTGTTGTTGCCGTAATTGCCCCAGTAACGGCTACGGTGTCGTTAAATGTGAAGTTGCTACCGCTCCAGCCCATGAATGAACTTCCTTGCGCTGGGTAGAATCCGTTAGCAACAAGTGCTGTGTAGGCGCTGCCGTCAGAGTTGTAAACGCCTACAGAAGTGTTGCCAGCAGTCGCGCTGAACGGTCGGATAGATCCGCCGCTACCGTTTTTAAAGATAATTCCGCCCTGCGTGCTTGAGGTGCTAAGACCAAGTTGAAAATCTCCGCTGGTAGCAACCGTACTTGTTCCGTCTGGGGAATAAAGATTTCCACCGCCCTTGTATCTTGGGGAGTTAGTTCCACCAGCAGATGTAAGAAATCCGATTTCTCCGTCAGCAAGTGTTGCGGTAGATCCCTTGCCAAGTTTTGTGAGGCTTGATCCAAGCGCAAGGCTTCCTGTTCCAATTGCACCTGCCTTTGTGTCGTTTTGGTACACGAACAATCCAGATGGAGCCACAACAGAAAGGCGTTTTCCGCCAGTTGCAGTTCCGCCAGTAATTGCGCCGATTGCCAAGTAATAATTGATAACAAAAGAGTTTGTTGCTGTAGAAATAATTTGCGCTGGCAAATCTTGAGTAATGGCGTTAAGCGTTGCTGCTCCAGCGCCAGTCGCTCCCGTAAACCAAACAAACTGACCAGCCGCAAATGGGTGGGCTGTTGCGTTAATTGTGCAGTTAGCGTTGGCTGCTGCGCCAGCAGATGTAATTCCAGTGACTGATTTTGTCAGGCTATTTGATGTATCGGCAACAACTCGGAATTGCGCGCTGGTAATGTTGTCGCTTGGGCGAGCATAAATAAATCCGCTCACTTCGTTGCCCGCCGAATTTGATGTTGATGTTGTTGATCCAATCGTTAAATCTTTTGCGGTAACTGATCCAGTGTTGCTCACCGTAAAGTTTGTTGAGGTGATTGCATTTGCGTCAAACAAAGCGTCAATGGTTAGCGAGCCAGTTTGAATGTTGCTGGCGTTGATGTTGTCTACGGTAATAACGCTGGCATCAATTGTTCCCGCAAAAATTGCGTCGGCGGTAAGGATTCCGTGCTGGAACTGCCCGATGTCTGTTGCGTCGGCAAGAATTGTTGCGGCGGTGGCGGCTGACCACGAAGAAACACCGTCGCTGCGGTACAGCGTCGGCTTGG